TGCGTATTAGTTCGACAACTGTGCTCATGTTCTTTCCACTCTGATAGTCATTAACTTTCAACAACCTATATACAACACCATCAATGTTGATTAAGTTTCTGAAATCAAGACTATTGATGTCTGATGGTCTTAACATTACTGAGCAAGTTACTTGCTTTCCAAACCTTGAAATCAGTTCCTTGATGAACTTCTCATGATACAAATATAAGTTGTTTGTTGTGTAGTTTGATGTGGCCCAAAAAATATAGTTAGGAACACCAAAGTTGAAATCAAATGTTGGTGAATCCAAACTGTCTAAGTGACCAACATATGGATATGATGTCTCATTGTGCAATACATCAGTCTCATCTCTATGAATCCAGTCTCCAGTTCTTAATCCTCCCAACTGCACAATGAATGGCTTGCCTTTCTTTTTTTCAATGGTCCCATTACCATCCTCATCAAACTTCACCTGGAAGGATCTTGGCACAATCAAATCTGTAAAGTTACCGGCATTATCAAATGGAATCTTGACTAATAACTTTTGACTGAATGGCAATTTAAAATCAGTATCGCTTGTTGCAAATTGACTCTGGCTCTGAATCACAAAGGAACCATATTGTGTCTTGATATCTTCAAAGTATCTTTGATTCCAATAATCATCCTCTTGCTCAAAATTAAAATTATAATTCTTTGAGCTGAAATTTATTGTTGGCTCAACCTTGATCTCTTTACTCCTATCAAGTTTCTCAGTCCAATCTATTGCATCACCACTGGCATTATAGAATCCATTCAATGGCTCTATCTCTAAAATACTTGCATCATCAACAGATGGCTTGACATACAAGTTGAATGCTGTGATGATACCTTTAAAGAATTTATCACAAGTCATATCTGGAAGGAAGATATCAAGATATAAATTTCCTCCAGCTGTGATCTCTTGCTGTTGCCTTAAAAAATTAAGATCAGCTGTATTGGCTAAGATATTCACAGCTACATCTGCATAAGTTAAATTAGTCCTCTGAATGAATGCACTTGTCATTCTGAATCTGATATCAAAATGAACCTCATCATTATAACTCACATTGATCATTCTGCTGTAATCAAATGAGAATGTGATGGATGTTGTTGCTGATGAAATATTTCCATAATACAATACATCATCACTGATCAAGATGTTGTTTCGATATATTAAAAAGATTACCTCATAATCTCCATTGATAGTATATGCTCCAGAACCAGATCCAGTGATGGTAATATCAACATCATGATCACCTTGATATCTACATTTAAACAATCCTTCTGTTGCCAATACCACACTTAAAGGAGATGCCTCCTGTGCTTGACTTAAGTTATCCTGTGTAACAATGGCAGAGTAATGAGCAAGAATTTCATAATCACTTACATTGACAACCCCTGGCTGATTGTAAACTGGATAAAATGTTGCTCCACTTCCACCAAATCCATTGCTCAAGAAATAACCACTCATTGTTGTGCTATTGTCTTGAGTTGTGAACACTGATTCATTATCAGCTTGCTCTGGTGTTATGGTTGGCAAATCTCCTCCAGCATATGCAAGCAAAAGTTTTTTAAATAATTGACTCTCCAAAAAGTTACTGCTCCATGTGATTCCACAATATTCAAATGCTTTCAATAAAACATCATAGCAGAATACCTGTGGAGGAATATGCTCAACTCCAAAGGTGTCCGGTGTAGGACGCGTGAACCCGTAATCAATCAAGCCGTAGTAATAGCCCCTACCCGTCCACCCCTGAGAGTCTTGATTGCTGGAAGGTGATCCATTCAATTGGATGATACCATTCCATGTATCTTGTTGATTAGCATAAGTCAAGACATGATCGTATTCTGAGAAGCCAAGCTCATTGACCTTAATCTTAGCCAACCTTGCAATGTAATCAATTGTGTCACTTACCAATGTAATATCAAAGGACCAAACTCCATCCAATAGTTTACAGCTCATCAACTGAGCAACTCCATTGAACTCAAGCAATCCATTCTGATAGTATTGTGCCTCAGCTTTTATGGATGGATCAAAGTCAATGAAATCAGAATCAGTTCCTTCAATTGCCTGTGTTGCTGATAAAGTGAACACACTTAGCATCAGAGCTGTGTTGCTCCTGGTGCCTGGCAATGTGATGGTCTTGGATTTATTTCCTTTCCTTGCATTCAAATCCTTTATATCATTGATGTTGAATGTCAATGGAAATGGAGCATCCTGGTCAATGTCAACCAGCCTCCCGTTTATAAATAATTCTCCAGCCATCAGTTTAGTTGTGATCTATATGTGAATGTCCTATCAATTGTCACTGTCTCTTGGATGAGACCATCTCTCCTCCTGTTCTTTTTTTGATAACTTGTATTTGTTACTTTTACTGGCTCAAATCCACTACCATAAGGAACCTCAAGATAGACAACTGGTGAATCATACAAAGAGTTGATCAGCCAATGTTGAACATCTTGATTTATCCAGTCTGAATTCAATGTCAATTTTTCAGTCTTAGTTTTAGCAAAGTTAATCATCTGACCAACATTAGTAGTGTATTCATAACTTGTATTATCCCAAACTCCAGGATCTCTTTGATAGCCATAACTTTGAATTGATGACTCTTCAATTGATACAAGGCTGAATGTGAATGAATCAAATACTCCATACTTATTCAACCAATGCAATCTGTAAGTATCATATCTCTTGCAATCCAAATCCATGTATATTACCAATGGTCCAACAAATGAAACACCTTGCACAGATACAGATACAGCATATCTATAGCAAGTATCAAAGTCTATCTGTGTGATAGTTGTATTGTTTATAATAACTTGTGGACCAACATTAATGATATTGAAATCTGTTGATGTTAATGTTATATAACCTGTAGCTATTGTATTGTTAGATATATCTAATAAATCAATATTAAGATCACATATTGCTACCCCACTCTGCTCAAAATATCCAAGATAGAAATTCTCATACATCCCACATAAAGCTCTCTTGCTTTTTGGAAAGTCAGTCAAGAATATTGCATCTTGAGTCATATTAGGATCATATATTGTATAGTCCCAGTTTATCCAGTTTTTATATTCAAGAGCTCCATTGAATGCTTTCAATGTTGTGCTTGTTACACTTGCTTGAATAATTGGTGTTGTGCCATATTTCTCAAACACTATGATAGCATATGTCACCATTGCATCCGTAGCATCAAAGTCAATATTTGTTGTTGGTGGCATATTTATCAACTCACTTTGAACTGCCTCAGATACATCAATCCTTCCCATTGTATTGAATTGCCTGAATACCTCTTGAGTCAATCTCAATGTTGAATCAATATATAACTCAACAACATAAGAGAAATTTGGTTGTGCAGTCTGATCACTACTAAATGTAAACACCAATGGATTTCCAGCTGGTGCAATTAGCTGTGGCTCATCATATAATGTTATTGCCATGTTTCTGTATTTTTATCAAATTTAATCTCAAACATCAATCCTGTTATCTCAGCCAAATCAAGAGCAATCTTATTCAAGACTTCATCTGTGATAACACTATCTGTTATGTTCTTTGGCTTGAGTCCTCTTTGCTTGATGTTTGAACTGACAGCATAAGCATGACTCATGTCAAGTCCTTTCCATTCACTGATAGCTTTTGCCATGTTGTGACTCACTCCAGGATAATTGAATGAGAATCTACTTCCAAAATTATTACTACCAACAGCATTCACTCCCTCATCCACAAACGGATAATAATCATCTGCCTCAAGTCTGAATGACAGCTTTCCATTAGGAACTGGAATGATTGATGCTGCTAATGCTCCAGTATTACTGGCAACTCTCTTTGTGTAATCTCTAAACTCCTTTGCAAGTTGATTAGATATATCAATCAAGAATCTATCATATACACTTGCTGGCTGTTCTGCCTGTTGAGTTGTGATCCCAAAGTCATCAAGAAAATCAAGATCTGCCATTACTTAATATGCGTTTATGTTCTTTTTCATCACACAGTTTAAAGTAATTCACCCAGAATAAAGTTTTCACATAAGGCTGTTGTGTAACTTTGTCCACACTGATTCCCATTTCTTTGGATAATCTATGGATGATAGAGGTCCAATTAAACCATTCTGAATCTTCAAGTCCTGTTCTATCTTCATCATCTCCATCCTCTGTCTGGCCATCTGAATCCCTAAGATAGCGAGCTTCCGTTTCTCTGATAAGTCCAAAAAAAAACTGAAGAAATTTAAAAACTCATCACCAGGGAAATGATCCTTGAATACTTTATATCTCTTCTCATTAGGATTCAACACTCTTCCTCTGTCATCTTCCTGGTAATATTCCATGCCTCTCTCAACATACATGATTGCCAATGCTTGACATGGATCTTGGCTGATATCTTCAATCAGTTTCAAGTCAATGATCTGACCAGTTGACACATGACCAAAGGTTTTCTCAAATCTATATTCTTGACCTTGAATGGTAATATATTCCTTTGGCTCTTGATAGTGATAAGATGTCAACAACTTAAGCATATGAGATGATGCTTCTTGAATGCTATCAACATCTGCTCTCTTGATCTTGCTGATTGACTCACCAGAGAATAAACTTAACAACTGACATTGAAAGATTAAGAATTGTGTAATGTCATCCTTATTGTCTTTCATAGCCTCAGCCATCATCAACCATCTTGTCATCTGTTCTGGTGTGCAGTTTTCTAATGATGTTGGTAAGTTTATCTGTAATTGTTTCATACTCTCAATGCCATATATCTACCACGATTATTATACTCCTTTCTGCTATGCCATGCTAATGCTGTGGATATTACTCCATCATCATGCAATCCAGATGGTGCAGAATAAGTAACTGATCTGGTATTCGGATTGTAAATATAGGAATAATTTTCAAGCTCATCAATCAACCATTGCTCATTGATAATTGTGATAGCTGATTGTTCAAATGCCACAGCCAAGTCCTCAATGATGATTGGCTTTGTCTTTGAGCTTGTAACAAATGGATGGATCATATTTCTGCACCTGGACTGGAGCATCTCATAAAAGACATCACCTTGATTATTGACCTCAACCAATGTGGTTGCATTGTATTGCTTTATCAACTCAGCTACCTTCTCAATGATCTTGCTCCACTCATCATGCCTCCATCTGTGAGCAGTGACCATCTGACCATCCTGGTTGATGATAGTTAACACAGTGTAGTCATCAGCTCTTCCAATGTCAAGACCTCCATACATCTTTGCAGTCTTGGCTCCTGTGCCAATGCATTGATTGATGTTCCTGAATATACCAGATGCATTATCAATGAACTCAGCTAAATATTCCTGTCTGAATACAAAGTCTGGCAATGATCTCTTTCTCTCATCCAACTCTCTTGGATCAATCATTGGATTATCATAGGATGTGAAATGAAAGTAAGCATATCTATCATCATAGTTTGGTTGCATACACAGTCTATGGAAATGATTCTTGCCTTTTGGTGTTGATATGAATATGATCTTCTTTCCTTTGACCAGGACTGTTGCACTCAAGACCTCATCCCAAAGCTCTGGTCTTGTGAAGGCCATCTCATCCACAACCATATAGTCAAAGGTATTGCCTCGGATGTTATCTGGTCTCTCACCGGAAAAGAATTCAATGGTTGATCCAAAGCCAGTTATCATCAGATCAGATCTGTTGAATGAGAATAATCCACTTGCTGATGTGGCTCTCTCCATCTCAGAGAATACTTTCTTGCCTTGCTTATAAACTGGAGTAACCCAGGCAATCTTGCATCCTTTATCATTGATGGCCCACCAAAGCAATTGGTTGATTCCAAGCATGGTCTTGCCAAACTGCCTCCCAATGTTCAGAGCATAATACTTCTCATGGCCATGGTTGATGGCATCATGAATAGTTCTTTGATTGTCATGTGGCTTGTAACCTTTGACTGTACTCATTCAAAATCGAACTTGTCTACATTCTTGGTCTCAACTTGTTGGCGATCATGCATACCGAATTTATTCTTGGCATAGAATATTCCTTTACCTTCATTGGCCACAATGTCCTTTCCAAGAGCAACAAATTCCCCCTCGATATTTTTAATAGTGTGTGATTTCTCTTTATTCTCTCTCAGCCAATCATACCAAGTTCTCCTATGTATTAAGTTCATCCCCTCTCTCAAAGGAATCCATATATTGAGAAAAAAGTCAATTGTTGGAATATGTCTATCTGGAATCTGAATAACATCCCCTCTTGGAGATATTGTTGACTTTGTATTGTTCAAGCATTCCTGGACATATATCCATGCCAGTTCTTCTAACTTATCAACTTGTTCTGGAGTATACGCCATAATTGGACATGATTTATCCTAACCAATATATCAATACATTAGTCAGTTTTATTATTATATATTATTGTTCGATTAATTACAATATTTAACATAAAAAGTATATGGCACCACTTTCAACTTCACCAGGATCCAGATAAGATGCTTGTATTTTTTAAAGTCATATTTATCAAACTCTGACCGGTCTCTCTTTCTGATGTTCACCAGTCTGAGCATCCTCTCAGCACTTGAGCCAAGTTTAGTGATGTCAAACTCTGACTTGATGTTGAACTTCTCTCTGGCTTGCTCCTTGGTCAGCTTACCACTTCTCACTTGAGCAGCTAAGTAAACAATCCTCTTGTCAATGTTAAACTTCTCAGGGAGAAGGAATGATCCCACGAACTCAGTGTAAACATTCTCGCAATGCTTACCTCCGTAATCTTGCCAGTTGATGAGTCTCTTCATCTCAGCTTCCATTGTGTCTCTATCAAATCCATAGTGAAATGGTCTCACATTCTTGATACCCATTGCAGCATAGAATAGTTGATCCTTGAATGTGAACAGAGGATAGTTCTGGAGTCTGAGTCCAGAATACTTGTTGTAAACGGATTGGATATACTTTGCATCCATGTATGTCCATCCCTTTGGTGTTGAGCCTTCTGTTCTGAAATCATGACCATTGAGAATGTATTTGATGTTGTATTTGAATGCTGTGTCATACATCAGCTTAGTCATTGCTATGTCGTTTGGTATATCAGCATCTGGTGTGCCAGCCCAAAGGAATGCATCATTAAGTCTATCATACTCCTCCTTATTCACAGTGTATGTGATTGAGTCAACTCCTAAGAGCTTGACCAACTGACTCATATTGTGAACAGCTTCAGGAGCATTCCAATGATTGTCGAAATGGATTACTAATGGCTTTAAGTTCCAATACTTCACAGCTGTGTAAAGTAGTGTTGATGAGTCAATCCCTCCAGAGATACCCATGATGCAGTCATAAGTCTTATCTTGACCTTTGGCTCTTATCTCTCTGATGAGATGCTTGAGTTCATGAGGATTGGCTTGGAGTTCCAGTTGATCGTGGAGATCACAATATTCGCATTGACTCTCACCTATCTTGGCAATGGTCTCATTAAATAAACAGCGTGGACATTCTTTCATAATTCACAAAGTTATGATAAATATTACTAATATACGCATTATCAACATTCCTGGATAGATACTCTCTCATAATTGATTGACAGATATCATCCACTGATTGCCAAGGAATTGATGCTGGAAGATCACCATTGTATATTGACCTCCTTCCCATGAGTCCCATTTCAATGTTGACATTTGGACATCCATCATGAGGAGTTAATCTCAGATTGAGAAAGCATTGAGAGTAAACATCCACAAGCTGTTCCTTGGTGAATGTATCATGACCAGCTCTGATGATAGGAATGTTGATTCTTTCTTTTATTTCGTTGATAAGTGATTCACCATAATACTCTGGAGCATTGCCAGAATACCAGAAGATTTTATCTCCATTTGGGACAACTGGCCACTCATGAGGAATGACTGCATTGATGGGACACCAGATTGCCTCAACTCCTTTGGACTCTAATGTTTCAAGCACTTGATGACTCACAGCTATGTTGACAGAATCTTTTACAAACTTAATCCAATCATCTGGAAGATCTTTGGCATCTGATCCAAACCATACAATGGTGCTGGCTCCAATATGAGCTGCCAATAATACAAGGTCCTCTTCTCTATACATTCCCATGAACACTGTCTCTGGTAAACAACTCTCATAAGGAATGAGATTGAACTTCTCAATGAGTCCTTTATCAAGTCCAGCCAGAGATTCAGATATGTGTGCTTGGATCATAATAGTTCTTTAAGTTCACTAAATCCATCATCAATCAGACTTGGATCACATCTCTCTGACTTGAGAGCTCCACTCCAATGATCTGTGAATTTATGTTTGTTATCCCATTTGTTTGTTGATATGCTCAATAGTTTTATCTGACCATCA